CGCACGATTATCGGAATCGCATTACCTCCTTTTGTCATTGACGATTACTGGCCGAAGTCGGGCCAGGATCTGTTAGTGAGAGGGGTGTGCGTGGTCGTAATTCGAAGATCAAGAACTTCGACTATGACCGTATGATAGATCGCTTTATCTACCATGGCCATATTGGTTTTTATGGCTATGGGAGAGATAAAGGCCTCGATCCAGTCACAGCACCTTGCTATGACTGGAACGAGAACGATAGACGTGTCAGCTCTAGGACTGCTCGCTTAATGTTCGTGCCGAAGGACCTAAAGACTTCTCGCTCCATTTGTATGGAGCCGAACGTCTTACAGTACCATCAGCAGGGCATCCTGGCGAACGCCATGAGTCTGATAGGCAAGAGCTTGTTCTCTGGCTTTATCCAGCTGGAGAACCAGTCCGAAAATAGGTCCTTGGCTAGAAAAGGAAGTTTTTCCTCCCTAATCGACACTATCGACCTATCTAGTGCTTCTGATTGCCTTTCATACGACCTAGTCAAGAAGGTCTTTCCTCCTTCTTGGCAGATTGTTATGCGGGCGACCCGATCCGACAAGTGTTACACTCCGAATGGCGTTCATACGCTATTGAAGTTTGCACCTATGGGATCAGCACTCTGCTTTCCAACTCAGTGCATTGTTTTCAGTGCCTGTGTTGTATATGCAGCTTGCCTATACACGTATGGTCTTTCGCCGTGCACGCAATCCTTCGATGAATGGCTGGAATGCCATTGTGTCGACGTTATCAAGTCTTTTTACCTTGATAACGTTTACACGATAGATCACTCGATCTATAATCGTTCGCGCGTGTACGGTGATGATATCTGTTGTGATAGCCGTATCACTTCAAATATCTATTCCATCCTTGATCGTCTTGGTTTTATCGTTAACCACGATAAATCCTTCACTGGCTCACAGTCTTTTCGTGAGTCATGCGGCGGATTTTACCTTGACGGTGCTGATGTCACCCCTCTATACTTTCGTATAAAGGATAGCTCATCACCCAAAAGTGGTGAGTTTTTGGCGTCGGCGATCAGCCTGTGTAACTCAGCCTATTTACGTGGTTATTTCAACACGTATAGGTATCTTAGAGACGTTGTCCTTAGCTATCATCACAATGTATGCTATGTGCAACCTCTCTCTGGATCCTTTGGTATATACTGCGATTCTCCTCACAACAAACATCTTGTGAAGAGATTCAATCAGCAATATCAGAGGTGGGAAATGCAGACTGTCTCACTTTCATATGCTCGTCGGTCGGCGTTTTTCCAGGACGCTGACCTCTACGAGTATATGAGGTGGAGAGGAACCCATAACTCGGATGTTCTTGATGCAGAGCAATCTGCACATTCGGGTTATGATCGAGCAGGCGCTCGCGTGGTTAGGAGATGGATGCCTACCACGGAATAGCCTAATGGGGG